GATAGCGAACTTCGATGTCGTCCTGAACCGTTTCCTACTCGAAGACCTGGACATGCGCTCAGCACGTGACAAACTGGTCCTATCATCAGCTAACCCGCCATGGTGTGTCTTCACTATCGGGGCCGAGCTGGTTGATAAAGTGGGATTATTCGACGAAGGCCTATACCCGGCCTATTTTGAAGACAATGACATGGAACGCCGAACCAAAGCGCTCGGTTTCACAGTTGAACAGTCACCACTTTCCGCACACCACGACAACTCATCCACTTTGCTTGCCGGCTACGGCGACCGCAACGCACAAACCTACCTGAGCAACAACAACTACTACCAAGACAAAGTCAACCGAGGCGACCTAGGCCCAGGCGCTTGGTCTCTATCTCGACGCATCCAAAACCGCTGGGATTAGGAAGGACACAATGGCAATCTCAAACGGCTACTGCAGCCTAAACCAAATCAAGGCCGCGCTGCGCATCACAGACTCAGTCGACGACACCTTGCTGGAAATGGCAGTCGAATCAGCCTCCCGTCTAATCGACGGTCACACCGGCCGCGTATTCTTTAACGCTGGCACAGCCACACGCTACTACACCGCGCAAGACGATTTCATCGTCCAAGTCGACGACCTCGCAGGCACAGCCGGTCTCGTCATCCAGACGGCTGAAAACGCAGACGGTGTCTTCAACACAACTTTCGCCACAACCGACTACCAACTTGAACCGGTCAACCAAGTCCTCGACGGACTGTCATGGGTGTACACTCGCATCCGCGCAGTGGGCGACTATTTCTGGCCAATCTCAGGCGGCGAAGCACTCGTCAAAGTCACATCCAACCAATGGGGCTGGCCAGCCGTGCCAACACCGGTCACACAAGCTTGCGTCATCCAAGGCTCACGTATTTTTAAACGTCTCGACTCCCCACTTGGCGTCGCTGGCGTGGGAGACCTTGGTGTGATGCGCGTTAGCCGCGACCTCGACCCAGATGTTGCTGCGCTTGTCGCACAATACCGCAGAAGCCAGGTCTACGCTTAAATGGCCACCATTGCCGAGATTAGAAGCGGGCTCAAAACCAGACTAGCTACGATTTCAGGGTTGCGCACTACCGACACCGTCCCCGATGTCATCAACCCACCCGTCGCCATAGTGATGCCACAAACCGTCACCTATGATGAGACGATGAGAAGAGGATTGGCCACTTACACCTTCACCGTGATGGTTATAGTGGGCAGAGCATCCGAGAGGTCAGCGCAAACAGCGCTCGACTCCTTCGTTGCTCAAACCGGCGCAACAAGCGTCAAAGCCGCAATCGAGGGCGACAAAACCCTCGGTGGTAAGGTTTTTGACACCCGCGTGACGACCATGCGTTCGTATGGTTCGACCACACAGGGCGACGTGCTCTACCTGGCGACCGAGTTCACGGTACTCGTTTACGCCTCTTAACCCGAAAGGAACAACATGGCAAAGTTCGCAGCCACCGATTACGTTATCAAAATCAACGGCAACGACTTCTCAACCAACATGAACCAAGCCGAACTCACTATCGAAGCAGAAGACCTAGAGACCACAGCATTTGGTCAAGGCTTCCGTACTCGTATCGGTGGGCTAAAGCAAGCCTCAGTGACCTTGCAATTCATGCAAGACTTCGCCGGTGGTTCAATCGATGCAACACTTAACTCCTTGGTCGGCACAATCGCCACCGTGGTATTAATCCCAGCAGGAACCGCAATCTCAGCAACAAACCCATCCTATACAGCCAACTGCTTAGTGACCCAATACTCTCCAATGGCTTCATCCGTCGGAGACTTGGCGACCTTCAGCATCACCTGGCCGGTAAGTGGTACAGTGACCAGAGGGACAACAGCCTAATGAGACTCATTCTGCGCGTTGAATACGAAAACGGCACAGCCGAAGACGTAGTGTCCTCGGCTGCTGACCTAGTGGCCTTCGAAACCAAATACTCACGTTCCGTGGCAAAACTCGAAACCGAGATGCGTTTTACCGATTTGCTGTTCCTAGCTTGGCACAGCCTTTTTAGACGCAAAGCCACAGCGCTCGAGTTCGAGCCTTGGATTGAGACAGTGTCCTCAATCGGAGCCGGTGAAGAAGACCCAAAATCAAGCCGCTCGGAGACGAAAGCCAACACTGGTTCATAGCCTCTCTCGCTTGCGAGACAGGCATTGCCCCGAGCGCTCTACTTAACGAGTCCGACAGGATGCTGTTTACTATGGCGATGTATCTGCGTGCCAGAAACCAGCCGACTAACCGCAAAGGATAGCTACATGGTCGACATGACGCAAAAAGCTGCAATGGTGAGAATCGGCGACATCTATGGCGTCAAAGAAGCACTCCAGGCCCTGCAACAAATCGCCCCAGATTTGGCCAAAGAACTGCGCAAAAGAGCGGTCGACTCTGCACGTCACATCGAGGTGCAAATCTCTTTGGACCGCCCAACGGTGGCAGATGTCGGTAGCGGTTGGGCCCACCGAGGCCGAACAGCAATCGACGCTCCTTTGGAGTTTAAACGTAAGTTCGGCGGCCGCATCCACAAGGACGGTCGCAAAAGCCCCCTGCTTAAAATCCAAGTCTTAACACCAGGCATCGCGATAGCCGAGTTCGCAGGCGATACAGGTATCTATAACAGGAAACCTCGTTCGCGTGCTTACCGAGGCAGACCACAAGGTCACGCCCTGAACGACCAAGGTCGGTTTATGGCGGCCCGCCTCAGCGCAGGTGGTCGCGAACCAGGTCGTTATATCTGGCCAGCTGCTGAGAAAGCCCTGCCTGCTGCGCAAGCCGAGGCATTTAAAGCCGTGCAGGATGTTATGGAAGCAGCCAACATGAATATGGTCGTGCGATAGTGGCAATCACAATCCCGATTCTGACCCAGTTTAAAGGTCAGGGTCTAACTCAAGCAATCAACGAAATCAAACGAGCACAAGGTGCTTTCGGGAAGTTCGCCGCCAGCGGCAAGCTATTCCAAAGTGTTGGCACCTCACTCACCAAAAACATCACGCTTCCACTGGTCGCAGCAAGTGCCGCCATAAATAGCACCATCCAAGCAGCCAGCTCACTCCAAGAATCTCTCTCTAAAACCGAGGCCGTGTTCGGTCAGAACGCAGACCAAGTCAAGGCCTGGGCTCGTACCACCTCAGCCGCTTTCGGCGTAAACCAACAAGCCGCCCTCGAGGCAGCCGGCACCTACGGAAACCTATTTAAGGCCTTCGGTCTAAACGACAACCAAGCCCAAGGCATGTCAACCACACTGGTGGAACTTGCTGCCGACATGGCGTCCTTTAACAACGTACCAATCGAAGACGCACTGCTAGCGCTACGCTCCGGACTTTCTGGCGAGACCGAGCCATTAAAGCGTTTCGGCGTCGCGATAAACGACCAACGCCTCAAACTTAAAGCAGCAGAGCTAGGTCTTGGCACCTACACCGGCACACTGCCGGTCGCTATCAAAGTTCAAGCCGCTTACGCACTTATCATGCAAGACACCGCTTTGCAACAAGGCGACGTGGGACGAACCTCTGACCAGTTAGCTAACCAACAGAAGTTTCTAGCTGCCCAGGTGGCTGACCTTAGAGCCGAGTTCGGTACGGCTTTCCTGCCAATCATGCTGGAGCTGGTGACGGTCTTTCGCGAGCAAGTCATCCCAGTATTCCAACGTTTTACCGATTTTATGAAAAGCCTTTCGCCCGAGACCCTTAAAACAGCAGGCAAAATCGCCCTATTCGTCGGCGTTCTTGGTCCGATGCTGTTCGCAATCGGCAAAATCATCATCAGCATCGCAAACTTCAAAAAGGCGATGATTGCCCTTAACTTAACAATGGCAGCCAACCCAATCCTTCTGGTTGTCATGGCTGTGAGCGCTTTAATCGCCATTTTCGCGGTCGCCTATAAGAGTAATGAGAAGTTTCGTATCGGTGTAAATAAAATCGCAAACGCCGTCATCGGTTTCGTCGAAGGCGCAGTCGACTACGCCATTAAGTACATAAATCTTTATATCAAGGCCTTTAACCTGGTTATCAAAGCCGCAAACATCTTCGGCGCCGACCTCAGCGAAATCAGCGAACTTTCAAGCGTAACATTCAAACGTCTTAGCACAGTCGCACAAGCAACCAAAGAAGTCGGCGAAGAAGCCACCAATTCGGCAGATGCAATCGTCACCGATTACGTTCCAGCTTTTGACGACATGGGCCTCGCTGCTGAACAAGCCGGTAAACAGACAGACAAAGCCACAGAGGCCACCAAAAAGCTCAATGCTGAGATGAAGAAGACTCTGGTCGCTGCCCGTGACGCAGCCCAAGTCGTGGTCGACGACTTAGAGAAAGCACTTGACAGCGCAACCAGCAAACTGGACGACGCCAAAAACGCCTTCAACTCATTTAAAGACACAATCAAAGGCACCGTCACCTCCATACTTAACTTTGGCCGCGCAGTGGAAACAGGCGATTTCTTGTCTGGTCTGGTTGCCCAAGCAGCTGACGCCACAGCGTTCGCCGACAAAATCCGCAAGCTCATTGAGCTCGGGCTCTCAGAGAGAGCCTTGCGCCAGGTCCTTGATGCTGGTTTCGAAGCCGGCTCGGTCATCGCAGACAACATCATCGCAGGTGGCGCAACTGTAGTCCAGCAGGTCAATGCTTTGGTCGACTCCGTGGCTCAGGTTGCAGACCATGTCGGCGAGTTTGGTGCACGCACCTTCTACCAAGCAGGCATCACCCAAGGCGAGTCACTGGTGGCCGGTATCCGTGCCGCATTGGACCAAGCACAAGCCGAGTTAAACGCTCGAATTGCAGCCCTCACCAAGTTTGAAGAAGGCCCGGCCACTTCAGGCGCTAGCGCAGGCGCACCGCCTACCGGAGGGTCACCAACTCAACTGCTTCCGAAGACACCAAAGCTCGATTTGTCCCGATTGACCCCCAAATCGGTGCA